AGCCGCCAACTGAAAAATGGATTGATGCTCAACCCGGATCAATTACCGTAGGTGATGAGGTTCGCGTAAAGGCTGATGCCTATGACGGTAGCACAGGAGTTATTCACAATGGAAGAAGAGGACGCGTTGTTGCTGTGCGCTACGGAGATATTGTGTTTAAGTCAACTGATGACAGAGAACCAATTCTTGATGGCGCTCACTACGCTCCTTATCAACTGCAGAAACGAATTCAATGAGATCATCTATTGAGTTTTATGTGTCCGGTGAAACTATTTCACAGGTAAAGGAAAAAGTACTAACTGAGTGGAAGAGAATAAACGAAGATGAAGACGCAACACTTCCGCTAGGCGCTGAGGTGCGCATGCTTGCATCTACAGAAAATGATAAAAGATACATGGCATATGTAATTGTAAAGACAAAGATAGAGGAATAATATGAGTGATGAGAAATCTTTATATCGAGTAGAGGCATTGCGTGAAGCTGCACGCATCATTGCAGGTGACCGCGACATTCAATATGGAGGTCCTGAGGAAAACTTTGATCGCATCGCAAGAATATGGTCAGTAATTCTTGGGATAAACATTACCCAGGAGGACGTGGGAATGTTGATGATTGGTTTAAAGATCGCGCGATACGCAAATAAGTCTGGGTTTCAACCTGATACCTGGATTGATATTGCAGGATACGCTGGTTGTGGGTATGAGGTAGGAAGAACCCAGGCAGAAAAAACTAGCTAAATAAAGTGATTTATACAGGTCGCATCTTTCCTCTCAGTATACAGTCCATCCGTAGGACTTAGTTACGAGAGGGAAAAATGTCACAAATGACGTTTGTTGACTGCAATGGTCTTGCTGGCTTTATGAGTCTTGGTTTTGTGCAAAATGGAATGGAAATGATTCATCGCACAGGGACATTAAACTTTGGAAACCAGGTAGTTGAAAACAACAGAACTCATATGGGAAACAATTGGGTAGCAAACTTCTCAGATGATGCAAGCGAGTGGGAAACAAAGAAGACAGACATAGTTCTTGGTTGTCCGCCATGCTCAGGGTGGTCGGTATGGTCAGGGCCGAGCAATAGAGGAATTGATGCAAAGGCACACGAACACACGCGGGCATTTATGAAATACGCAGGACGCGTAAAACCTCAAGCTGTAGTCTTTGAGTGTGTTCAACAAGCTTATACTCAAGGTAGAGATGTAATGCTTAAATACCGCGACATGGTTGAGGAAGTTTCTGGTAAAAAGTATGATCTTTACCACGTTAAACACAACAACCTACAACTTGGCGGATTTTCTTATCGTCCAAGATACTTTTGGGTTGCTGTAAGAAAAGGACTTAAATTTGACGTTACAACGACAAAGACTAAAGAGCTTCCAAGAATTATGGACATTATTGGCGATCTTGCAGAAATGCCACAGAGTTGGAATAAACAACCTTACACTGAGCCTGCACCATCAAAGCATGTTAAACATCTTAGATCTAAAAGTCAAAAGGTAGACGGGCACATTGGAAAAAACAACATACATGTTCAAAGAATAAAAGATGTATTCGACATAATAGGAAACGAAAATTGGCCAGGAAACGGAGATCTTGGAAATGCTATAAAACTTGCAGTGGAAATGAACGATAATACATTTCCTCAAACGTGGATTGACGTGGCTCCACGTGTTAAGCGTAGAGAGTTTAAGCTAGGCTTTAGTCAACCTTATCGATGGAAGGAAGATCACTGGTGTAACGTGTTAACTGGCTCTGCGTTAGAGCATGTCATTCACCCGACACAGCCAAGACTTATAACACATAGAGAGTGCGCACGCATGCAGGGACTTCCTGATGATTGGGATATTGAAGGATCAAAGGATTACTCTGCGCTCGCTGCAACGTGGGGAAAGGCAGTTCCAGTGCAAGCAGCCTCGTGGATTGCAAAGGCAATTAAGGAGTCACTAGAGGGAAATCCACAACAAGGTGATGCGCAAAAAATCGGTGATAGAGAATTTTTAGTTGATGCAGATCGCGGCTTTTCACGTCAAGCTGCAAAGAAGATGTACACATGACAATTCGCGGTGGCGAAGAGGAACTCGTCCCAATATGTGAGCGTTGTTGGATTGACGAAAACTCAGTTTGGGAGCCAGACAGCGTCGATGAAAGAGGCAATATCATCACGCGCCTGGTAAGTGTAAACGTGCCAATTCAACTATCTCCAGGCGCTGTCAACGAGTGTACCGCCTGCGGACGTGTAACGGTGGTAGGTATATATGTCCCAATTGATCAAATTGATGAATATGAGGACCCAGGCAATCAGGAGGACTACGACCAAGGTTCCTGATATAATAAACCCCTAATGACAAAGGACGACCATGCAAACATTCTTACCTCATACTGATTCGTTTGAGCACATTGCTCGCGAGCTTGATAACAAGCGCCTAAACAAGCAAGTACTTGAGGCATGGCAATTACTGTTAACTATTAGCCGTCTTGACCCTAACAATAACAACCGTGACCCAAAAGGCTGGGCAAATCACCCTGCGGCAAATATGTGGCGCGGTTACGAAACTGCTTTAGTCGCATACACGCTTGCCTGCTACAACGAGTGGGTTAGCCGCGGCTTTAACTCAACAATGCTACCTAAGATATTTTCTACCTATGACCATGCGGTAAAGATAGGCCGTATAGACGACGATCTTAAGTTTCCATCCTGGATGCAGGATACTGAAAAGTATGAACAACTTGCGTCAACTCACCGTATAGCACTTCTACGCAAGGAATATACTTGGTACTCACAGTTTGGCTGGCCAGAGGATAAAGGTTATCGCCCAGAGTACTATCAATACCTGTGGCCTAATGCCCAGGGCGAACTCTATCTTGGCACTTATAACGCCGCTTAGTAGTCACTCACTGCCTCTTTAAGACCCTATCTCTACAGGTCTAGGGTAATCTCACGTGTAAAAAATAATCGGTGATTCTTATCGCGAGAATACTCCACTCGATATATGATCTATCCATCTCCCCAGATGAGGAATATCGTGAAGGACTCACGCGTAGGCGAACTTTTATGGAAAGAGTGGACAGGTGACGGCTTTGATCCGCTACTTGATGAAAGCATAGTTTTCTTTACCGATGAGCACGTTGACCTCGAGAATGAGTTAATACGTCGCGCACTTGCCTCTGCACTACAGCGTGACGGAATATCAATTTCATTAGGAAATGGTTTTCAATCTTTAGAAAATGCAAAGATCTCAATTGGATACGCTGGAGAGGTAGACGGAGACATCGATCTTTCAGTTTGCGATGAAAACGGAGAAACACCATACGGAGATGTAGTTGATAATGTAACTCCGGTTACCTGGGTTGAGGTGCTATTTACATGAGTGTAACTCCTAAAAGTTTAGACTGGCAAAAGGAAGCCTTGTGCGCTAAGTCAGAAAATCAAAAGATACGTGAATATTTTTTCTCAACGCAACCTTCTGAGAAGTATCAAGCAAAAAATCTTTGTTTTCTCTGTCCTGCAAGACAAGAATGCTTAAAGTGGGCGTTAGAGCACAGACAGATCTGGGGAATCTGGGGTGGAAAAGACGAAGGTGAGATAAGAAGAACATTATCTGTCTCATGGAATGGTCAGGAATCACGACGTCAACGTTTTCCACAGTGTCCATATTGCAACGCTCGACCTAATAAATTACATACGTTGGTAGTTGAAGTTCCTGGCGGTGGACGTTGGAGCACGATGAAACTTGTTAAGTGCGAGGCCTGTGACTTTACCTGGCGCTCGCGAACGAGCGCTAATGCGGTAGACGCATATCATGCTCAGAAAAAGGAAAAGAAAGTAAAGCCACGTAAGAAAAAGACAAAGAAGAAAAAGGAAAAGGAATGACAACTCATATTGAATCAACTGCTGAGGTTCACCATACCGCATTTATTGATCAAGGTGCAAAGATATGGCATCATGCTCAAGTACGAGATAACGCACGTATTGGAAAAAACGTCATAGTTGGAAAAGGCGCATACGTTGGATCCGGAGTTGAGATTGGCGACAACTCAAAGATACAAAATGGCGCAATGATCTATGAGCCAGCAAAGTTAGGTAATGGAGTTTTTATTGGACCTGGTGTAATTCTTACAAACGATAAATATCCTAGAGCAATAAATATTGCAGATAAAAGTCAAAAGACAGCAGATGACTGGGATCCAGTTGGAGTTGAGATTCTTGAAGGAGCATCTATTGGAGCAGGTGCCATATGTATTGCGCCGTTGACAATTGGTCGCTGGGCTGTAGTTGCGGCGGGGTCAGTTGTGACACACGATGTTCCTGACTTTGTTCTTGTGGCTGGAATACCAGCAAGACCTGTAGCGTATGTCGGATATGATGGACGTATCTCATCAAAAATAAACTTAAAGGTGCGCTATGAATACGAATAAGAAGATGATAAACGTTGCAAGTCCAGATATTGGACGAAAGGAAATTCGTGCAGTTAAGCGGGTTATGAAATCAGGTAACCTTGCACAAGGAGGCGAGGTACTTGCCTTTGAAAATGAATTTTCACAAAAACTAGTTTCTAACTTAATGTCAATTGCAGTAAACTCTGGAACGTCAGCTCTTCACATTCTTCTTCTTGCACACAAGATTGGTCGCGGTGACGAGGTCATAGTTCCGTCATTTTCATTTGCCGCAACTGCAAACGCGGTTGAGCTTACAGGAGCCAAGGCGGTATTTGCGGATATTGATCCTCATACGTTTTGTATTGATCCAAAACACGTTGAGTCTTTAATTACAAAGAAAACTCGTGCAATAATGGCAGTTCATCTTTACGGCATGCCTGCAAATATGCCTCAACTTGTTGCAATTGCTAAGAAGCATGATCTTCTTTTGCTTGAGGACGCTGCCCAGGCACATGGCGCGATGATAGATGGAACATACGTTGGAACGTTTGCAGATGGAGCTGCATTTTCATTTTATCCTACTAAAAATATGACAAGCGGTGAGGGTGGAATGATAGTCACGTATGACAAGAATATTGAAAGACTATCACGTATGCTACGCAACCAAGGGATGGAAAAGCGCTATCAAAACGAGGTAGTTGGGTTAAATAATCGCATGACTGACGTTCATGCGGCAATTGGTCGAGTTCAACTACGAAAAATTGACAAGTACAACAACTATAGAATTGAAAATGCAAAGTTCTTAAATGAAAATATAAACGGAGTTGTAGTGCCAACCGCGCCTAAAGGCTACAAACACGTGTATCATCAATACACGATTCGTGTAGTTGGTCATGATAGAGATAAGTTTATATCTGAGCTCGAGAAACGAAACATCGGCTCAGGTGTGTATTACCCAACTCCAATACACCGACTTCCTTCATATAATAAGAACCTTGATCTACCTGAAACAGAGAAGGCGTGTCGTGAGGTTATCTCACTGCCTGTTCATCCTAAACTTGCACCAGGGCAACTTCATAAAATCATTATTGCGGTAAACGAAGTTGCCAAGGCTGGAAGTTGATGTCAGCTGACTTAAAGGTAGGTCTCATTGGGCTTGGAGTTATGGGACGTAACCATGCGCGCGTCCTTAATAACTTACCTGGAGTTCAGCTCGTTGCGGCTCATGACCCTGGTGGAGACCCTACAAAGGCGGTCAAGGCGGAGATACTGCTTGAGTCTATACCTGAGTTTATACCAAAAAATATCGACTACTGCGTTATTGCCGTTCCTACGATCTATCACGAGGACGTTGCCCTTGAGATAATTGACATGGGAGCTCACGTGCTTGTTGAAAAGCCCGTTGCGCACAATGTGTCATCGGCCATCAATATTCAATCCGCGTTGGCAAACGCCCACCTAGTTGGAGCGGTAGGACAAATTGAAAGATACAACCCCGCGCTTGCAAAGGCACGTCAACTAATTCAAGAAGGTTTACTTGGAAATATCTACGAGGTCTTTACAAGAAGACAAGGCTGGCACCCAACGCGTATTGCGGACGTCGGTGTCGTTAAGGATCTTGCAACGCATGACATCGATTTAACCGCATGGATTACACAACGCAAGTATGAAAAGGTTGCCGCATTTACAGGGCATCACTCAGGTAAGGAACACGAGGACATTGTTTCCATCACCGCAATGATGCAAGGTGGCGTTGTAACAAATCACATAATTGACTGGCTAAGCCCAAACAAGATCCGCGAAACACGCATTCTTGGTGAAAAAGGCTGTCTTATCGCGGATACATTAAATGTTAAACTTGCCTTTTATCCAAACGATCTTTACGACTCTGACACATTTCGCGGAGTTGTAGACGGAGATATTACATATTACAAGCTTGATAAGAAGGAGCCACTCATATTGGAGCATGAGGAATTTAGAGATTTTGTCCTCGGCGAGTCAAGTAACGTTGCAACCGTTGAATCAGGGATAGAGGTTCTTAAGGTTTGTGAGGCTGTATTAAAAAGTTCTAAGACAGGTAATTCAGTTAGCTTAGTCAGCTAGTATAACTGCCTTAGAAGGCGTGTAGAAGATATCCTGTGGATTATGTTGTTGGTAGCGCTCGTCGCGTGTCTCTGGATCCTTTAGATGATCAAATAACCACTCGCAGACTCTAGCATTTTCAGTAAGTGTAAGTATTCCATAGATCTTGCGATTATCGAGATACTGGTTAACCTTAGCCTTACGCGCTGAAGCTGAAAACACCATGTACTCATAGCGATCAGAATCCTCAAGATACGTAAGCTTGTCTAAGTATTTACGTTGTATAAGATAGGTGCAATGCACACAATCAACGTCCCAAATTCCCTTATATCCCTCGACGCGGTGAAGAAGTTGATAGTACACTGGCTCATTTAATATTGAGCCATAGTCGTCTACCATGTGGTGATAATTCGAGTAGTAACGACACTTGTGACTTCCTACGCGCTCCTGATCCTCAGGTGTATCTGGAAACTCGTCTGTTGCAACTGCATAGCGTAATAATGGAGCAACGATAGGTTTATTAGCCTCTATAAGATCATTTAATGTCTCAGGAAATAAAAAGTTATCAACGTCAATTACAAAGTAGTAATCACTATCGCTTTGTAGACATGCGTCTATACTTGCCTGACGTATCTTGGCAAGCGCACGAAAACGCACACCGTTCCACTCATGAACCTTATATTCTTGAACTGCGTCTGCAATGTCGCTGCTGTCATAGGCTACGTAGCGATACTCTGCTCGGTGTTTAGCTAGCCAGCTTTCTAAGATTTCCTTTGTGTTATCCGTGTTGTTATTTGTTCTTACATATAATGATATGTTTTCCTTAGGGTAGTTAAGCTCATAAAGCGAGCGCAAGAATAAAGGCAAGACTCCTTCCTTTTGCTTTGCCAGTATTGCAATAAAGACATTACTTGCCACTGTTTGCCTCTACTTGGGCAAGGATTCCCTTGTTATACCATTCCATGTTATTTTTTAAGCGTTGATCCATTGGGTTATTGTCATACGCAAGTTGACCGTATTTTATTGCCTTACGTTGATCTCCAAGGTAATGCGCAGAAAGCGCACGCATATCATCTAACTGCCACTTCCATAATGCATCACTTGATAGGTAGTGTTTTGTTGGCTCACAGGCTGCAACCTTCTTACACGTTTCCCACATGTTAGACCAGTCTGACTTAGCGTAGTAACACCTAACTTTTTCAAAGTAATTTTCACCGCAAGGATCAATTTCAATTGCCTTATCAGCCCAGCGATGCGCCTCCTCGATGTTACCAAGCATGCGATTAGCCTCGCTTGCCCAACGACACACCGCAGCTCTCTCAACGAACCAATCATCGCTATACTTTATTACCTGCTCTGCAGCTTGAATTACAAGGTCCCACATCTTATTAAACGTGTACTCGCGACATAGATACACCCAGATGCGGTGATCCTTTGGAAATTCCTTACTTGCGTTAATCAACATTGATAGGTATTGACTACGCGATTTAGTGTTATCTGGCTTATGATACATCTTAGATGGAATTGTCACACTGCGAAGCGGCGTATTTAACGAAGGAACAAATGCCTCATGAACTGGCCAACGCCAATAAATTCCGTGTCGTGCGTGTAAACGAGCTCCCATCCACACGTGACCTGTGTCAAACTCGTGCCAGCCCTTGTTTGCGCCGTCCTGCCAATTTTCGCGTACCTTGTCATAAAAATCCGCGTCAACTGCCTCGTCCATATCAATCACATGACATACATCAACGTCGTCTGGTAGTAGCGCTAACGCTGCATTACGTGCAACGTCAAAACGCCAAGGTCTAACTCGAATCTCAAATACGGTTACGCCTAACGAGCGCAATTTTTCAACCGTGCCGTCTGTGGATCCTGTATCACACACCAGGCGATAGTCTGCACCTGCGGTGGTATCTACCCATCTTTCGACATGCTTTTCCTCATTAAGGGCAACGCAATACGCGGCAACTTTCATG